CTAGGTCTAGGTTGTGGTCTAGGTTGTGGTTGTGGTGTAGGTTGTGGTTGTGGTACTGGTCCTCCAACATTAGGAGGTGGTACTGGTCTTCCAACATTAATAGGACGGTCTATAGGTTTATCTTCTCTTGGACCATGAGGACCACCGTGTCTTAAAGATACTCTACCACCTTTAGACATATCTACTCTACCACCGGTATAATATTTTTTGTTATATTTTTTCTTTTTCTTAGCCATGACTTTTCCTATTTTACTTCACTTCAAAGAGTTTGTCAACCTTTTCGTGTAATTTTTCTAATCTATCCATTAGAGTATTCATATCATCTTTTAATTCTTGTTTAGTTACATAGTCTTTTGCAATCTCTTCACGAGTCTTGTTTAAGAGTATGTCAATTCTTTTAGCCTCTGCAGTATTTCCACGAATACCATAGAGTATGGGAGCTAACACCAAAGTTATAAAGATGTTCCAAAATAAATAAGGTGTTAATTCCATATTTAACTATTGTCAGTTATATATGTCTTACCAGTAGCAATAGCTGCAACGTGAGTAGTTTTTAAATTACTTGCTGCTCCTTTTACATCTGGAGTGTCATCATCACTATCAACAGGTGCATATTCTAAAATAAGTTCTAAATGGTCTACATTTCTTTGAACCATTTCGTTTATTTCAGCTTGTGTCATGCCTTCAACATTCCAACTTCCAGCCTTAACCCCATCAATAAGGTTTACGCTATCAGTTCCTGCTGTTAAACATTCTGTTACTGTTTGTGCCATATCATTCTCCTTTTAGAGTTTTTAACTCTTGTTTTAATTCATCTACTTGCGTAGACAGTTCTTGTATTGCTTTTACTAATACAGGCACAAGTTTTTCATATTTCATGCTGTATTGTTTACCATCTTCTGATAAATTTATAGTTAAGTTAGTTTTATTATTTTTATCATAACCTGCTGCTTTTTCTAATATTTCAACATCTTGTGCTTTAAAACCAATATCTAACCAATCTTCTTGATGTGTGCCATCATGTGTAATGGTATCTAAATTTGTATTTGGGTTAGCCTTCCAATCTACATAATTAGACCTTTTATCCCATTTATAAGTATATGGTTTCATTTGTTTTACAAAATCTAAACCTATATCTAAATCATTAAAATCAGTTTTATCTCTTTCATCTGATGCTACCGATAAAGCAACTTCACAATTAAAACTTGTTATACTTGAATTACCTAAAACAATAACATTACTTCCACTTGTTATTTGCCCACCCGGCATACTAGCCTTTCCTGCTTGTTTACCTAGTAATAAATTATTAGAACCACTTGTAAGGTTAGCTCCTGCATTATTTCCTATACAAGTATTATCGGCTGCTGTTGTAGCATCTTCCATAGCATCAACACCCATAGATGTATTGTTACTAGCAGTAGTAATATTTTGTCCTGTTCTTGGACCTATAAGTGTATTAGTATTTCCAGTCGTTAAATCATTTCCAGCTTTGTAACCCATTATTATATTATTAGCACCTGTAGTAAGATTTTGTCCTGAATAATTACCAACCATTGTATTATCACTAGCTGTAGTTATATTCTGACCTGCAAATACTCCTATTCCTACATTGTCATCACCTGTTGTCATATCTTGTAATGCCCCATAACCAACGCCTACACTTCTAGCTCCTGTAGTTTGAGAAGTTAAAGCTGCACTTCCAACAGCAGTACTATATCCACCAGTTGTATTAGCGTCCATAGATGATGTACCAATTGAAACATTATGAAGACCTGTAGTATTTAAATCTAATGCACCTGCTCCAATAGCAGTATTGTTAGCACCAGTTGTATTAGCATTTAAAGCATTATAACCAACTGCTACACAACTATTTGCTGTAGTATGAGATGCTAAAGCTAAAGAACCAACTGCCGTGTTTGAAGCACCTGTAGTATTTAGTAGTAAAGCACTCCTACCTATAGCTGTATTATCATCTGCTGTACTATTACTTGCTAATGCACCAGCACCTAAAGCTACATTATCACTTCCAGTAGTATTACTAAGCATGGAGTCGTCTCCGATAGATGTATTACTAGCTCCTGTAGTGTTTGCACCTAATGCACTTGTTCCAACTGCTGTGTTATCAGAAGCTGTAGTATTAGCATCTAAGGCATTTGCACCTAATGCTACATTTGAAGTGCCTGTGGTGTTTGCCAATAAAGACTGATAACCTATAGCAGTATTATTTGAGGCTGTAGTATTAGCTCCAAGTGCATCAGAACCCATAGCTACGTTTCCACCACCAGTTGTATTAGCATCTAAAGCTTGTCTACCTATACCAACATTATCGTTTCCTGTAGTGGTAGCTGCTTGTGCTGATTGACCAACTGCTACGTTATTAGCACCTGTAGTGTTTGCTGTTAAAGCAGATTTACCAACTGCTATGTTATTGTTTGCTGTCGTATTAGAATCTAAAGCATGAGAACCAACAGCTACATTATTAGTACCTGTAGTGTTTACTTTTAAAGCATCATGTCCTATAGCAGTATTATCATTTGCTGTAGTGTTTGCTGATAAAGCTGAAGCACCTACTGCGGTATTATCTGCACCTGTTGTATTTACTAATAATGCCGATATACCTACTCCAACATTAGCATTACCTTCGGTATTTGCCCCTAAAGAACTTTTACCCAAAGCTACGTTATTTTGTCCAGTAGTATTCGCATCTAATGACTCTGTACCTATTGCTGTATTTGAAGCACCTGTTGTATTTGAATTTAAAGCAAAATAACCAACAGCTACATTGTTATTTGCTGTAGTATTATCCTCTAAAGATTTATAACCAACTGCTGTATTAAGAGTACCTGTAGTGTTATTATGTAATGAACTTCCACCGACTGCTGTATTAAACCCACCTGTAGTAGTACTTTCTAAACTATTAGTTCCTAATGCTGTATTATTAGAGGCTGTGGTATTAGATAATAAAGCATCTCTACCAATAGCTGTATTAGCAGCACCAGTTGTATTAGCAGTTAATGCTTTATAACCAACAGCAACAGCTGAAGTTCCTGAAGTGTGTGCTTTTAAAGCCTCAAAACCTACTGCTGTAAGATTTGAAGTTGTTGTGCTGGATGTTAATGTATTTGTACCTATTGCAACACAACTATTACCTGTAGTGGTTGCTGTTAAAGCGTTTTTACCAACTGCTGTGTTATTGTCTGCTACCGTATTAGCATCTAATGCACCCCATCCAATAGCTACGTTACTTTCACCTTCTGTATTAGCAGCCATAACATTATAGCCAACAGCCGTATTAAAACTTCCTGTAGTATTGGCTGACATACCTTCTCCGCCAACTACTGTATTAGTACCGCCTGTTGTAGTGGCTGCTAAAGCATTTGCACCTATACCTATGTTGCTTGAACCTGTTGTTAATTTTGTTAATGCTTTTCTTCCAAAACCAACATTGTTGTCACCAGATGTTAAATCATCAAAAACTTCAAAACCTAAACCTGTATTAGAGCCAGCACTAGATAAAGTACCTGTACCTGCGTCTTGGCTTATAAGTAGGCTTTCACTAAAATTAGTAGCGTTAGATAATATACCTGCACCATTGATTGTGCCAGTAACATCTACACCTGAACTTGTTGTGGCTAGTTTTTGTGAGCCATTATGATAAAGTTCAACTGCACCATCAACAATAGCTCTAACCATGTGTTCAAAGTTTCCTGCAAAATCATTTTTTGCTATTTGAACTTCTGCTGCACCTGATATAGATAAGTTTCCTGTTCCTAATTCAGCAATATAACTATTACTACTATCATGATAAATTTGTAAATCTGAACTAGCTCCGAAGATGGCTTTAGTATTATCTGTAAAAGTTAAAGCCTCTGCTGAAGCATCCCAAGTCATTTGAGCATTTGAACCTGTGTCATCGTAGAAGGAAATGTCTCCGTTGGATGATAGTTTCATAGAAGTAACTGGAGTATTAGCACCATCTTCTCTAGCAAAAAGTAAATTTCCTTTTTGATTAGCTGTTTCAGATTGAGCATAAATATACGCAGAACCTCCAACACCATTTGCATTATCAGCAGATAACATTAAAGCAGCTACATTCCCGTCTGTTGTGTTTTGATTTTCTAAATGTAATGTAGGATTTGTATGAGGATTAGATGAAGCTACGTCATATCTAATATTTGAACCCGAACCAACTACAGTCAAACCATCAGAAGTTAATGTACCTGTTACGTCTATGCCTGTTGAGGTTGTGGCTATTTTTGCTGCGTTGTTGTAATAAAGAGAAACTCCTGCGTCTGGAACAGCAACAATCATTGCTTCGTTATCTGCTGCATTTTTTACTTGAAAGTTTTCAGCAAGAATACGAAGGTTTCCAGTACCTTGGTCACTTACATAACTATGACTACCATCATGGTAAATCTGTAAATCTGAACCAGCTCCAAAGATAGCTTTTGCATTGTCAGCAAAGGTTGCATTACCTGCGTGAGCTGTTGTAGATGCAAAGTCTACAGCTCCATCAATGTCCACAACATCTAGGTTAGTAGTTCCGTCTACGTCTATATCGCCTGAGATGTCTAGTGAAGCTACTACAGCAGTACCTGTAAGTGTAGGAGCAGTAAGTGATTTGTTTGTAAGAGTTTGTGAGCCTGTAAGTGTAGCAACTGTACTATCAATTGCTAAAGTAACTGCATTACCTGTTGCAGAACTATCAAGACCTGTACCACCTGATACAGTTAATGTTTCACTATCTAAGTCTATTGCAATAGTTCCACTATCTGTTGTAATGTCTAAGTCTTCTGCGGTTATTTGAGTATCTACATAAGCTTTAATAGATTGTTGAGAAGCAATACCTGTAGCACTGTTAGATGCCATGTTATCTTCATCAAGGAAAGCTTTACCATCAAGTAGGTTTAATTCTGCGGCTGTTGATGTTACTCCGTCTAATATGTTTAGTTCTGCAGTTGTAGCTGTAACGCCATCTATAAGATTTAATTCTGTTGCAGTGGCTGTTACACCATCAAGTATATTTAGTTCTGCAGCAGTACTTGTAACTGTTGTACCGTTTATAGATAGTGCATCTGTTTCAAGTGTACCATCTACATCTACATCACCTGATACATCAAGTGAACCTGCATCAAGTTCTCCAGAGATAGTAATGTTTCTACCACCAGTAATGTCTTTGTTTGAATCTGTTATAATAGCTTTACTTGCTATTACTGTTCCGTTTGTTATACCATCTATAAGGTTTATATCTGCTGCACTAGCTGTAACACCATCAAGGATGTTTAACTCTGCTGCTGTGCTTGTAACTCCATCTAGGATGTTTAGTTCAGCTGCTGTCGATGTCACTCCATCTAATATATTTAGTTCAGCAGCAGTTGAAGTAATTGCTGTGCCATTAAAGTTAATACCATCTAAGTATGCAATACCATCAATATATAAGTCTTTCCACTCTTGTGAAGAACTACCAAGGTCATAAGTATTATCATCATCTGGAATAATGTTAGAGTCTACATCAGCTCCAAAGACTACGTTATCTGTAGCAGCATCACCCATAGTAATAGTACCACCATTAAATGTTGTAGTACCTGTTACTGTTAAATTACCACCTATACCTAAGTTACCAGATATATCAGCATTACCATTTATATCTACAGTAGTTGCTGCTATTTGTATTTCTGTATCAGCTACTAAGTCTAATTGTCCATCAGTACTAGAATTGATGTATATAGCTGTATCTCTAAACTGTATTTTTTCTGTTGTAGCAATTAATAAGTCATCTGAAAATTCAAAGTAATCTTCATCTTCTTTCCATGTTAACACACCATCATTAGATGCAGCATTAAATGTAATAGCAATGTCACTTTCAGCATTTGTACCAAACACTAAAGCATTACTAAATAAGTTTGAAATAGGACCACCATCACCGGTTGTACTACCATCATGACTATGTCCTGAACTTACGTTAAAAGCGTTTACTAATTGATTATATTCATTGTTAAAAAGTGCAGCAGTAATGGTATCCCCATCACTAAATGAACTTTGTCTAGTATATCCTGCCATTTTTTATATCTCCTATTGTCTTCCTGAAGGTCTATATGTTATATATAGTCCGTTAATTGCGTATGGTGCATTTGTATCTGCACTAAAAATTCTAAAAAAATTACTATGTCCACTACCTGTTAAAGTTTGTCTAACCAAAGGTTGTTGTGCTGCTCCAAACTTTAATGAACCAAATGTAGCAGCTCCAAATATAGCTGGTTCTGGTATAGAATCTAAAAGTATATCTACTGGTTGTGGAACTGTATTACTATCATAATCAAACTTATATCTTAATGTTGGTTGACATTCTCCTTCTGGAGTAAATGAAAACTTAGCATAATCTAAAGTTTTTAATGTACCTAAATCTCCATAATCAAAATCTGGTGATTGGTACTCTGCTTCTACATTTGTAGATGTTCCTGCTGGATTAAAACTATTTCCTGTATCGTGATTATAAATATAACCATCTCTATCACCATGATAAAATTTTTCTAATCCACTACTATTAAATCCTGATGTAATAGCTGGAGCTTGTATGCCTAATGTTTCTGACCACTCAAAACCATTTGGTCTTAATGTTCCTATAATTCCTTTTGACCCTGCTGTTGATTCAGTATCAGCACTATAAAACATTCTATATTGTGATTTATCTCTAATAATTACACTATTAAATTGTAAATCTTCTGTTTTTAATATGTCATTTATAATAGGCTGTATAGCTTGACTTATAGTTCCTAATTCAACGTCACCAATTCTTGCAGTACCAGCAACTGTTCTAAATCCATCTGGTGCTAAAAATATTAAGTCACCAGCAATCTCTTGAATTGTTTTACCATCAACACATCCTACATCTTTTGTAATAGGTACTACTGCAATAGTACTAGAATTATTTATATTTTGTAACTTAAATATTGAGTTTCTACAAAATATAAATAGTTCGTTACGGAAACTTTTTAGTCCAACTACTTTATCTTCTAATGTTATACTACCTGAACCTGTACCACTAAAACTATCTATATCACCAGTAGCACTATAGTATATAGTATTAGGTGTAGTAGGGTCTCCTGCAACTACTAAATGATTATCATGTATAGTACAAAATTTTGCAGTTGTTGAACCACTAATTGTTATTTGACTAGCAAAATAAGTTCTAGAAGATAATGCAGTTCCTGTTCCTGTCATTTTAAATAAGAAAGGTTTATTGTTACCACTCTTATCTGTTATAACTAATTCACCATAATCTGAAGTACCTTCAAATAATGCAAACTCACATTGGTCTATAGAAGTTAAACTTAATTCACTACGACCTGAAAAGGTACTAAAATTATCACCACTTCCAGAAACACTAGCTTTATTTAATTGTAAATAACTTGTACCATCTTGACTAAAAAATATATCATTACCTGCTACAACTACTACACCATCTGCATAAACTGATAAACCTTCTATATCTTCTGAAGTATTAGGTCTAACAGCACTACCACCACCAAAAACAGTATAACCATTTATTCTTCTATAACCACCTTCAATAGATACTTCAAAGTTTCTTAACTTTGTTGCAACTCCGGGAGTTCTTAATAACGCTAATGAGTTAGTAGATTTATTAAGACCACCTTGTAGTGGTACTGAAAAAGGTAAAGATGATGACACTAGAAATATCTCCTGTCGTCTGTCATATATTTTGGTTGTGGATTAATTAAATTACTTTTCATAGCTCTTAATGTTTTTTTATAGTCATCTTGTGCCATAGCAGCCTGTTGAATGTTTTCTTTAAATTGATGTACATAGTATCTAGTTCTAGCTGTTATAACATTACTATATTGTTCTGGCATTGGTATTGTATCATCGTAAGCTGATAAAGCTGTTGGTTTAACAAATGCATAAAAATGTACGTTATATACTTTATCTGGTATTGGGCTTAATCCAAACTTTCTATGGTCTGGACTTTTAAAAACACGCATAGGTTCTCCATGCGAAGCATTTGAACCTTTAGCATCATCTGCATTTTCTGAATCTCTATAATATTGTTTCCAGTCTGCAAGTGTTAAAAATTTTAATCCTTGTGATACATATGGTTCTGATTCACCACTAACATTAATAGTAGTTAAATAAAAATCATCCCAATCAACTGCAGAATAATCTGTAGTTATACTAGAACTATCAGATTTTAATGTATACCATCTTTGTCCTGCTACTGTAGCTACTGTTACATTACCATAAAAAGGGTCTGTACCTCCACTAACTCCAGCACTAAAAAAAGGTAACTGTGGTTCAGCATTTGCTATATCAAACAATGATTTATTTATTGAATCTTTTACAAAAGCTTGTATGCCTGTAGCTGAAGCAAATGAGCCAGATGTTAATACTACTTCATTTAGTTCTCTAAGAACTTCATTGCTTAAATCTAGATATGTTGTTGCCATTATTTTTTATGTTGTTTTTGTATTGCAAAGTTTGCTGTTAAACTAGCACCTGTGTGCTTGACAAACTTTCCTGTGTGTTTCATTAATTTAAAACCACCTTTAGGTTGTTTCATCCAATGGTAGCCTTTAGGTGCTTTAACTTTCATATTAACAAGGTTTAGCTTTTGGCATTACTTCGCTATGAACACCACCACCGTGTTTGTACATGCTTTTCATTCCACCACCATATCCTTTTTGATGTCTTTTAGCTGATTCGTTACCTTTGTTTGAATTACCGTTTTTATAAATATTTTTATTTTTCATATTATTTCCTTAAAATAAAGTGGAGGAGTCCGAAGACTCCCCCGAGTTGGTATTAGTCAATACCGTAGAATGCACTTACTAGAGCTTCATCTCTAAGTACTTTCGCACCATAGACATGTAAGCCTCTAACTATGTCACCAAACGATGTTGGGTCTCTTAACACTTCTGTTGAGAGGATAGTATTAGCAGTTGCAGTAGATGACATATGACCAGCCATACATTTACCAGCAGCATTAGATGTTGCAGCAATGTTGTTTGACTTGTACATATCAAATCCACGTAGTTTTCCACTTGAAACTAATCCGTTTCTAATTGAGCCTTGACCTGCGTTGAAGTCTACAGACATTAATTTAGAAGCTGATTGACCTAAAACCTCGTAGAAGTCAGGACTTGCAACAAACCATCTACCTTCTTCAGGTACATTTTGTTCGTCTAATAGTCTTGCCATTCTAGCCATAAGGTCTAGAGGGTCTGTTTCACCAGATGGTCCAATGTCAGCAGCACCAGAGCCATCAAAGACTCCTACTCCTAAATCAGTTGCACTATCAGCACCTAAAATGTGATTAGGTGATGAAGCTGAACATCCAGCAAACATAGTAGCTAACACAGCAGCATCATATGAATCTTTCAATGCATATGCAGCAGAGCTGGAAGCAATCTCTTTGAAGTTGACATGTGACATATTAGTTTCAATATCATCTACGATGAATTTGAAAGCTTTAGCACTATCAACAACCAAAGAAATTTCTTGGTCTGTTAGTCTAGTTTCAGTTGTATCGCTATTTCTTGTGTAATCTGACACAGAAATAACTGGTTCTTTGATAATCTTTACAGAGTCTCCGAAAGAGGATATCTCACCGGCATAGTCGGTGTTTGTGATAGCTTCAATTACCGAGGCTTTTCTAAAGAAGTTTAAAACCTTTTTAGAGTAAACCGAAGGTAAAAAGAAACTATTAGTTTGTCCACTTACGGAGTTTGCAAAGTTAGCATCGGTATCAGTTGAGGGTTCAAAAAATTGAGCCATGATACTTTCTCCTTTAAGTTATAGTTTATTTTATGATTCTGCCTTCTTGCATTGCATCTGATATTTCCTTTTCGTATCTATCAAATTCAGCAACACTCATTGCAGCAATCTCCCTTTCTGACCATACTTTCTCTTGCGTTGCTTCTACACTAGTTGTTTTAGTGGAAACCATATCTGCAGCAGATTGTCTGGTCGGTTTAGAAGATGACTTAGTCTTTGTAGGTTCTATACCAAAATCTTTTTTAAATAAATCTAAAGCACGTGAAGCTAGGTCAGCATCGTCAGCATTTGAATATATCCAATCTTGAATAGACTCAGGTTGCTCTTTTGCCCAACCATGAAAGTCATCACTATTTCTGATATCTTCAAAATCAGGATGTCTTTCTACTAACCTTTTTTCTGCATCTTGTCGTATTAAATCGTTTTCACGTTCTTGGAGTTTACTAAGGCGTTCTTCTAGAACTTTTGCTTTAGATTCGCTTTGCATGTGAGCAACGGTTTCTACAACTTCATACACATCAGGATAATCATTTTTAAACTTTTCAAGTTCTTCTTCAGTTTTTGGAGCTGTATATTCAGGTTGTTGAACTTGATTTATTAACTCTTCTTCTCTGCTTTTAAACTCATTAAGTTTATTATCATAATGTTTTTTTAAATCATCATAGCGTTTTTTATAATCTGGTTTCTTATAAGGTGTATCCTTTTTAGTTTCCAGTTCTTCAGTATTAACACTTCCTTCAGCTTCCACTTCAGTTATGTCATCACTTTTAAAGAGTTTATTCTTTTCAGAAGGCTCTTCAAAATACATACTATCTGATGATACAAAAGGTTTATCTTCTCCTTTGTGCCAAGGTTTATTTTTATTATAAGGATTTGGCGTTTCCTCTTTTTGGACTTTATTAGTCATTTTCTTTTCTCCTAATTGGGGCTTTGTTTACAAGGTAGCTCTATGTCGACTAGAGGGCTTGTATTGTAAAGGTAGCCTTTCGGTTTTTATTTGATAGAGTGCCAAATATCTTTGGGTAGCTCTATCGTTTATTGGTATCGGGGATTAACTGACAACATGCTTTTCTTTAACTCATCACGAGCTATATCAGAATCAATAGGTTTTCCAAATTGGTTAACTTTTTCTTCTTCTATATTTTGCATCATGCCACCTCCCTGCATACCTTGTCTTTCATCTACTTGAGCTTCAGCATCTTTCATCATAGACATTAAAGTGTCTTCTCCGATTTCTTCTGTAGCTTTTGCAGTAAAGACAAATTCTCCATCCGATAACCTTGCAGGTATCGAATCAGAGACTCCTGAACCCGGTCCATCAACAGGACCAGACCCAGCAAATTCTTGTGCTACATCTATTACTTTATCAAATAACATTTGTAGCTCTTCATCTTGTTCTAGTTTGGACATAAGCATATCTTCTTCGTCTTCACTTAATGCTTCTTCCATTATAAATTTTGTGTAACCATTTTCCATGTTATCATCAGATTCCATAGGCATCTCTGATTCCATTTCAGGTTTCATAGGTGGTGTCATAACCATTAACATTTGGTCATCCATTGACCCACCTTCTTGTTTTTTAACTCTTTCTTTTTCTTTAGCAGCCTTCTTCATAGGCTCAGTTGTATTCCCATCTTTATCTATATCTATGTAATCAGGCTTTAACATTATATCTCCTCTTTTCTTGTTATTGCTTCTTTAACCTGCAGGTCCAACTGCTCTAGGCGTACCAGAAAATTCAGCTTCCCCTGCAACCGGTACATTTCCTGTTCCGATGTTGCCACCACCAGTTCCTGTAACGCCAAGTTCTTGAGGTTGTTCAGGTGTTCCTTGTAATCCTCCCATTGGGGATGGTTGACCAAGGGATTCAGCTTCTTCGCCATTTGTTTGTCCAGCATTTTGCATTCCTATTATTTGTGCCATTACAGCAGCTTCTTCAGGGTCATTGAGTATTTCATCAGGGTCCAAGTCTAAGCTGTAGGCTAGTTCACTTATTAGTTTAGAAATTTTAACAAATGGAGCAACAGCAGGATTTTGTGCAGTTTGTAAGAACATAGTAAGTCTTTGACTTCTAACTTCTTTTTGCATCAAGCTGTTTGTTCCAGTAGCTTTAACTTCTAAATCACCTTTAACATCCAATTCATTTTCTAAAAATTGCATGTTCCATTGAAAATAAGCCTCTCCAAGTGGCTTTAATAAAAAGTCATCAAGATTTTTAATAACTGTTTTTATATTTAAACTTGATGCTCCTAATAACATAGACATACCAGAAGCAGTCCTTGTCATACTTTGAACACCAGTTTGTCCATGAGAGTAACTAGGTATTCCTGTTTGTTCATCTGCAAGTTGTCTAAACTTATCAAACATCATTAAGTTTTCTTGTGATGTATTAGGAAACTTTAAACCGTGTATAGCTTGTCCGGGCATTCCTGCTTGTCTTCTAAATATCTTACCCGGATATATTTCCATTGATTGTCCACCAACTAAAGCAGATTCATCTACATCAAAAACAAGTGAGCCTGACATTGCCAAATTATCAATAGCCATTCTTGCATGACCATTCATAATTTGCTGACTGTCATCCATATTTTCTGCTACACCAATACCAAAAAAATTATATGGATTTCTTTCATATGGAAAAGCATGATATGGTATTCTATATGGAGTAAATGGATTTAATACAGCTCTTAAAATATAATGTCCACATGTCCATACATTTACTTGTACTTCATCTAGGTCATCAACGCTATCAGGTAAGTCAATACCTATTTCTCTTGCATACTCTGCATCCATAATACCCCAATATTCTAAGATTTCATAGTTAGTACCTACTTCTTCATCATATCGAGAATCATCTTTTAATTGACTTTCAAAATCTTTTTCTACGTAATTAGCACCCATTTGAATTGCATTACGTATAGCATCATCATCAAAGTAAGGCATATTACGTAACTGCCTTAATTGACTTCTATTCATTTTATGTCTATGAATAACGTATTCGCATTCTTCCATATTAGTTGCATTAGGGTCTGGGTAAAAATCCCAACAACTAACAAATTCAATTCTAGGAACTCTAACTTCTAAAGGATTATAAGTTCTATTTCCACTTTCATCCATTTCCCATTTATGTAATTTTTTATTAAAATTAAATGGTCCTTTTACAATTCCTGTTCCAAGTAATGCAGATTCTAATAAAGCATTTCTCATTTCAGAGTTACCATTAGATTCTTCTATTTGGTCATGAATAAGTTTTTCCATTCTTCTTGCAGCTCTTTGTGCAGGACTTAATTCTAAAGCTTGTGGGTCAGCACTAGCTCCATCTTTTAAAATACCTAACTCTTCTGCTTGGTCTTCTAAACTATCTTCAAATATTCCATTATAATAAGTAGCTCCAGGTTTTAAAGTTTTACCATCGCCTTCATAACCAACATCATATGGACTTTGATAGTCTACTGAATTACCATCAACTTCTTGTTCTTGACTTTCTGTTGTTTCTAATCCCGGAGTAGGATTTGAAGTATCTAAGTGTGCGTAGTCTGTTTCACCTTCTGGCATTTTAGTTTCCGAAATTCCTATCGGAAATTTCCCTGTACCAAATATAACATCTACTAATTGTCCAAAAGCAGCAAGTACTTTTGTTTTAGTTATCTTAACAAATACTCTAGACTTTTCAGATTCTCTAAATCTAATATTTTTAGCATACAAACCTCTATAGTTTTCATATGCTTTTAACCATCTTGTTTCATCAGTTTGTCTAGCATCTTCTGCAATTTGAAATCTATTTTTAATAGTTCCAATAATATTTCTTTGTTGGTCTTCTTCTAATGTAAGCTGAACCCCTGATTCTCCTTCTACTTCTTCGTATATACTATCAGCTCTTAGAAATGTATTTTCTTCTACCATATTAATAACCAAATCCTGTATCAGCAGGTTTATATAAATCTTCTTTTATTCTTAACATCCTTTCATGAGGATGGTCCATTCTTGGTCTACTCATTATCATATACCTTAATGCATCATATGCATGGTCAGAAGCGTTAGTATTTACGTCTTCTGGTTTAGTTTTCGATAAAGGAATACTTTGAAGTTCTTTAATTAGATTAACACAATTATTAAAAATTTGTAATCTAGGTCTTCCTGTACCTTTATTTACTCGTAAATGCTCATGTATTTGAGTCTTACCAGCTATTCTATTTTTATCAGCTCTTCTTAGTTTATGTCCTTTATTAACTAAAACTTCACCTATGGTTGGACCAGTATAACCAGTCCTTGACCAAGCTGCTGTATCTAAGACACCCGGAATAGATTTAATTTCATTCTCTTCCATTTCTGTTATAGTGTCTCCGAGTGCTTCGCCTGTCAGACCCTTTTTGTATAATTCTCTATATATAATTATGGTCTTGTCTTCAGGGTCGATAGCAGCCCATAAACAACAACTTTCTGCAGCATAACCGTAGTCTACTGCTTTAACTCTTTCCCACCAAGAGGGTAACTCAAAAGGTGGTATTGTGTGAATTGCAGGTTCAAACTCTGCAAAGGCTGCTCCTTCATTTATATCCCAGTTACCTTCTAGCAGTTGTTTTCTTTGAACTGCTGGTAAGGACTGTAGCATCCTTTCATATTCACCATCTTCTGCTAAGTATGGATTATCCTGTAACTTAGCTGGTATAAACTTTCTACTAAGACCATCGTTACCTACAAAACTTTTATTATGTTCTGAAGGTTCAACGTATCTTTTCTTAACCCAAGTAGCACCAACACCACCGGGGTTAGCAGTACAGCGTAGATATGTTTTAAGTTCTGGGTTAGTAGTTCTTAAACGTGATGCTAAGTAATTCCAACCAAACTCTGTAGGTAAATGAGTTATCTCATCAAACCCTATCCAACTATACGCTTGTCCTTGATAACGATAAACATCTGCATCTCGTTCCAAGAAACCAAACTCAATCTTTGCTCCACTTGGGAACTGCCATAACTTTTCTACTTCTTTAAACTTAGCACCTTTAAAGGCTCTAGGATAAAGTTCTCGAGATTTATCTATAATCTCTCTAAGTTCTGGCATAGACCTTCTAAGTATCAAAGCTCTATGCTCTGGTATGTGGCAGTATCGCAACGGGTCTATTAACATTGCAAAACTTTTTCCACCACCTGCTGCACCACCGTAAAGAACATCTTTCTCACCTGCAGCTAAAAAGTCTGTTTGTGGTCCGTCATTAGGCATAAATGCTACATAAGAACCTGTTTCATCTATATGTTTTTGTATTGGGTCAGGTAACTCTTTGGTTTCTGACTCTGTTAAAACATTAGATGTTAAAACTTTTTCTTCTACGTCAAGTTCTTTCTTGACTCTAGCTAAACTTCTTGTTAGCTTTTTAACTTTCTTATTTTTCTTAGTTAACTTTTTTTTAGCTTGTAAAGCTAATTTAAGTCCAGAAAGTTCTGAATTTTTAGGTCTACCCGGTTTAAGCCTTGGTGTACCATCTTTCTTTAGTATATAACTCCCATCTGAATTTGTCAAGTACTTTTTAGAATTATTTTTATTTTCTTCCATATACTTTATCTACGTGTTTTTTCAATCCGGGTCTAGACATTTTTCTTCCAGTCTCTGCCTCTAACCAATCTACTCCAATACCTAGACTAATTTCACCATGAAATACTGCTTCTGTAACTTCTTTTAATACTTTTAATTCTTCATCTATAGGTTTAAGAAAAGAATCATTGTCTTCATATAACTCATAACCAAACGGTATAGTAGAAGAAGTTCTTGTTATATAACCTTCTTTCATTTTACTTGTCTATATGCTCTTGTTTTTCTTGCAGTTTTTTTTGGTTGTTTACTGTGTTGTTTTCCTGCTACTGTATCTTTTCTTTTCTTTGCTGTTGTAGCAGCATATTCCGAGTCCGATAGTGATTCAATCGCCTTCTTCGGGAGATATCTCTCACCCGTTTCTGACGATTTTTTCCCACTTTTAGTACCCCAATCTTGTGTAGTCCAACTTCTAAGACTTCGTTGTGATTTTGCTAAAGCCATTATTTATAGCCACCACCTTTAGCCTTGTATTGTTTAGCTAACATCTGGGCTTTTCGAGCTGACCATTGCCCGGGTTTACCACCTTTAGAACCAGCTTTGATTCTCTCGAAAAGCCTCTTACGCATGGTAGGCTTAGTATAATTACCAGCTTTATTAACAGTTGACTTCTTTTTAGTCGTTGTTTTCTTTTTTGGCATTTTTTTCTCCTTTCTTAAAAATCTTATCCCAGTTATCTCTATATTGTTTAGTGTAAACTCCGGGTCTAGGGTTAGCCCCTTTACCACCATCGCTTTTACCATAAATACTTTTACGGAAAACTACTTGGTTACCTTCATCGTTTCCTATTTGTCTACCCATATTGATTATGTTTTCTGTGTGCTGTTTTCTTTTCCCAATCTTCTATTGCATGTTTTATACTATCTTCAGCTAAAACTGAACAATGTAATTTAATTGGTGGTAACTCTAAAGCTTTTGCTATATCTTTATCTTTAATAAGTTTAGCTTCCTCTATAGTTTTACCTTTTAACATTTCTACAAACATAGTAGAAGATGCAATAGCACTCCCACATCCATATGTTTTAAACTTAACATCTTCTATGACATCATCGTTTAATTTTATTTGTAGTTTCATAACATCACCACATGCAGGTGCACCCACCATACCTGTAGCAACATTAGGGTCTTTAGGGTCAAACCTTCCAACAGAATGTTTCTGTGGATTGTTTAAGACACTCTCAAACCTATCAACTACCTTTTGTGAATATGCCACTTACCACTTTACCTTGTTAGCCCAAAAAGCTGCTGACATTTTTCCTTTAGCAATGTTCTTTCTATGTCTAGCTTTAAAAGACTTTCGTTTCATTTTAGTTGCACGAGATTCACCAGCTTTAGGTTTACCAGCAGTCTTTGCACCTTGTTGTCCAAACCTAATAGTTTTAATCTTGCTGCCTTCTTTAGCAACAACTATATGTGATTTAGTTGGATGGTTAGGAGTACTCTTGGGTTTATTATAACCACTTACTCCTGCTCTTTCTAATCTTGAATCTTTAGCCATTAGTGTATAGTTTCCTTCTTTTGTGGTATTGAATGAGTTAGTTCATGTAGCTCACCAATAATTGTTAAAGCGTACATATCAGCAATTTCTAAAGCTTTGTCAAATGTTTCTGCTTTAATATATGGTCCTATTAAAGGTTTATCATCTTTAACAACTTCAGTCAGAAATATCTTCATAGTCTGCTTCATCTAAATCTAAAGGTTGTTTATCAGGCATTAAAAATATTCCACCACTTTGAACATTGTGATTCACATCTACTCTATCAACCTTACTAACTCCAACTCTATCTAATAAAGTTGTAGCAGCAGCTAATTTATTATTAGCTTGGATAATAGGTCTTTTAGAATCCATAATCTCAACAAGCTTGAAAGCTGCTTTAGGTGCAGAGTTGGCTAATACTTCTTGAGTTAGTTCAAGTATCTCAGACTTTAAAGTCTTTACAATATGATGATAGTGTGAAGAGTAACCAGCAAGTTTTGCAGCCTCTTTAGCATCCCCTTGTGTTTCTACAAGATGTGTTAAAAAAGACTGTTGTTTTTCTGTTAGTTCTCTTTTACGAGTATTATTATCTATGCTTGGAAGTATAGCCATGTTTATTAGTATATAGTCATATATAACATTTGTCAAGTATTTAAAAATATTTTATAAAGGTATTGACAAAAGCCAATATGAAGTATATAATAACATTGTGCCCTCCCGGGTTCAATATAGCTCCTATCAGGGGTTCTATCTCCACCTAAATAAACTATCAAATACTACTTAAGGCTTTAAAGTTTATAGAGCCGGGTCGTAAACTAGATAGCCCTATCTGGTTAATGGTGCTTTTCTGTAATTTTGTGCGACCAT